TTTTCTTCTCTGCCTTGATGAGTAGCACACCCAACACCAATAATTAAATCTGCTTCTGCTGCTTTACCTGTCTTACTCCCTTCCATCATATCAAATGTCAATTCTATTTTACCATGCCCATCTGCTGATGCTTGTGATATAGCAATGACACAACAGTTATTCCGTTTTGCTATCTCTCTTGCACCTGTATAGATAGCACGGAGTTTCTCATCTGTTCGTGCAAAGTTACCCTTAACATTTACTTTATCCAATTGGTCTATAATTAATATATCTGGTTTTTCTTTCTGAACAAACTCATCAACTTCATCTAACGACCAATCAACAGTATCAAGTATATTAATATTATGTTTTACTTCAGTCCATTTTTCTTTAGCTGTAGT